ATTCAACAAAATAAAGATAGGTTAGGAAGACTTATACCTAAAGAGCCGTTAACAACAAAGAGTTGTTAGCGGTTCTTTTACGTTATACCAGATATAGAAATTGACCGCTTACAATTCAACAAAATAAAACAGTAGAAGTAAAAGTATGAGTATTGAAAGGTAAGGTAAAAGTATGAAATTGTATCCATTTAGCGCACACAAGCACGCGCACGACATCGAATTGGTTCTCAATAGAGCCAAGAATACTATCGGCTATATGGAAATGGGAGAAATGCCGATGGATATCAAAGAACATGCTCGACTAGAAAAACTAGTTGATACTTTGGGTGACGTTCTTTCCTCAATCATTGGTACTTGTAGAGATGGAAAAATCGCATATTTGTCAGGTTCACAAATAGGGCTTGCAAAAGAAGCGGTTATGATGGCAGCAGAAATAAGAGGGGCTTAACAACAAAAAATTGATAGAAGTAAAAGGATGAGTAATGAAAGGTAAGGTAAAAGTATGAGTGACAAAAGATTAATATCTTTAATGGAATCATTATTAAAGCAGTCAATCAGAGACTATGAAAAAGACGGTTTTAAGCATGATATGGGTATTGGTATAGCAATAGGAAAAATCGGTGTTCTTGAGTTTTTATTAAAAAAATCGGGTCAAGATTGCGGAGAATACGATTTTCAAGCGATAAAGAAAAACTAAAGCCGAAACGCTCCTTCCGCTCTGCGCTCGGAGCGTCCACCGAAAACTAACCGCTTCGGTGCTGACGATGGCAGGTAATAAAAAAGAAAAAGTAGGTGTATTAAATGGGTTGTCTATATGAAACATCAACAAAAGTCGATTGCGCATGCAAAGACCACCACAAAATGTTCGAGCAATGCAAAAAGTGCGTACATTACAAAGACATGGATTTAGAATACGGCATTTGTGCAACGTGCTTTTACGCCGGCAACTATCCAAAGTACGAAACAAAAAAGAGGTTACCATCATGAGCGATAACAAAACAATAACGCTGACAAACAAGGAATTGCAAATCTTGACAACAGCGATAAATCAATACCGCAAGCCCGTAATAAGATATTTAAGCAGTTGCATAGATAACATAGAAGAAATGATACAAAACGGCACATACAAGGCAAGAATCATTCAAGAAGCATACCGGGAAAAGGACGAACTGGACACGATACTATACAAATTACGGTGAATTTTTAAGCACATCTATCAGGGCATCTATTTTCCGGTTGACTTTATCAAGAAATTTGCGCTCATCCTTGCAGATAGTGCCGTCATTTTCCAAACAGGCTTGCATACTGCATTGCTTAAATAACTCAATACTCGTAACAAGTGTATCACACTGGATTTTCAAAGCAACATTTTTCATAATTCCCCCCAAATAAAACCATCATAACACAAAGGAGCGAGCCCGACAACATGAAAAGACCGATAGCCGTATTATTGATAATTATAACCCTCGGCTTGATAGTAGGTCAAGGCAACTATCTAAGGGCAACTGGAAACATAATTGTTCAAATGGGCAACACTTCGCTTGATTCTCGGTCATGGCGTGTATCGACAAACGTAGATACAGCAACAGCACAATCATTAAATGCAGTATTCGGCTTAAACTTTGCTGGAACAACTGTTTTAAACCCTGTAAGCATGAATTTGTTACACCGTCAGACCTATGAAATAACATATACAGTACCATTTACAGTAAACCAAACAGGGGAGTTTTATTTACATCATACGTTCCAAAATACCGCTCATGATCATACAGGACCGCTGTTATCGTCAACGTTAACTTATTCAATAACAATAAGAGACCAAAGTTTAATGCATAGAACAGTATCATATGAAGCAGGAAGAACAAATTCCGACACATGGAGCAACACAATAACTCTAACAGCAGGAAGAACTTATTACATGATATTCCGCTCGCAAGTCTCGGTTAATATGATAGTAAGGAATAGATTACAATTTAACTGGAGATTATCAGCAGCAAGAGAAGAAATTGAACAACAAGAGTATTATTTCATACCATGGAGGCAATCGAGAACACATAAATATTATTTATTTTCTAGCTTGCAAGAACCAATTGAATATGTAAGGAGAGCATCAGGGACTTTTGTTGTAAGAGATGATAATAATGAAAGTTTTAGACCTCAACTGTATAGAGTAAATCATTACCCAGCACAAACGCGTTGGCAATTTGGTGCACAATTTGAATCAAGTGCTCAAATGGATTTAATAGATTTAAGGATACCACAGCGTATTGGGTCGAGTATAACTGTACTAACACTTGAAAATGATTTCAATGCAAATTATATGACAGTTAATAATAATGAACTAAATAATAGGTTTATAATAGGCTATCCCGGTAATAGTTTCTCGGCACTATTAATCAGTCATACTATGGAAAGACCATCAGCTTTATATAACCTAATTTTCTATATTAGAACTCCGTCTGTAGATTTTCCGCTGCAACTTCCAAACTTCACAGTAATAATAAATATGCAGCAAATCAATGTGCAAAACATTGTTCAGATAAACGATAACAGGGAAATCACATTTGTAACACCTAGTGGCGAAACACGTACAACAAATAACTGGTTTTTCAATCAGCAATATCAATTCTTTAATATCCGTTACGGCGACAGAAATTACACACTGACAATCAATGACAATAGCGTTACATATGTAATACATGATAATTCTACCGGGAACACATATATAACTAATATTTTTCACGGCGAACCAAATGACCCAACAGACCCTGACACTTGCGGTTGTATAGGCGATTGTTGCCCCTGCTGTAGCTGTCACGGCGAACCCTCGCAAGATTGGTGCTGTATGTTAAACGCAAGAACAATAATGCGTAGAATGTGCCAAACGCCAGAGTGTGAAACATTACCGGAAGATTATCACGCCAGTACATGCCCTGCATACATTCAGGATAATCGCAGATGGTGTTATGACTGCCACGAACCTGATACAGAATTTAACGGTTGTAGGATGCCATGTATAGGATACTTTCAGAACCACACACCAGAATACAGACACATAATAAATGAGATATGCGCTAAACGTGATTGTTGCTCCTGCTGTAGTTGTCCTATTCCTCCCGATGAGCCGGAAGAACCTCCCGATTGGTGGGAATGGTTACAAACTATACTTCTGTTGATATTAGCTGAACTACGTGTACAGACAAACATATTAGACAGTATGGAATATCTACTGGAGCAAATATTACAAGCAATTCTAGCAATGAATAGAGATGATGAATGTTGCGGTGATGAACAAATAACAGATGAGCGAGAACGTCCGGACGATGATAGAACTTTTGTAGAACGTATCTGGGATTTCTTTCTTGATTTACTCTTTGCAATACTGGAATTCATACTCGAACTATTCAGAATGATACTTGAATTGATAGTGCAGATATTAAGGTTACTGCTAGGGATAATAATGCAAGCTATAAGCTGGGTAACTGATAATGTAGTTGGATTCTTTGCACTATTCACAGAAGAAAGCCCGATAAACCAATGGCACAGAAAAGGTGATGAACTATGGACGGAATAACACAAGAAAATATATTTGCAGGGGGAGTAGGTAGTCCAGTACAGCGATTCTTTGAGTTTCTCACTGCATTCTGGCAAGCTTTACCGTTAGCTGTACAACTTTTAATAAGTATGATTCTTGGAATTGCTGTGTTTTTCGGTTTACTAAATATGTTAAGGACGTGATTATATGTACATAATTCCCGATTTTTCTTGGCTTCCGTGGTATCTTAATTTATTAATGACGTTTCCTATGGTGTTATTTATAGTGCTTGCAGTATGGCGTATAGTTATCGCTATAGTGGAGATAGTTGTTAAGATAAGGGGGTTGCTACCGTTTTGAACTATGCAATTGAAGTAATAGCCTTGTTAATAACAACAGGTTGGCGAATGTTAATCAGTATAACATTTCCCGGAACTAATATGCCGATAGCAGTAATAATGATAGGTGCATTTGTAGTTGTTTATGGCATAAAGCTTTTTGCGTTAATCTTAAACAAGAGTGTTAATGTAGGCGCGGTTTCAGCAAGTCAAGGTGCGCTTGAAAATCGTGAGCGAATAAGGAGAAAGTAGCATGACAAGAGAAAAATTAATTGCAATTATATCAATAATCATTGGGGTGTTTTTGATGGGTTTTGTTACAAATGCAACTGCTAGAGCGGTAGAATCCAGTAACATGGAAAACACCGATGAAGAATCTGTACAATCACCAGTTATAGTGGAAGTTAGCCCGATGGAATTCCCTCAACCGTTACAGATTGAGATACTAGGACAAGAACCGCAAGCAGAAGATACCGAGCAAGAACCAGATAATCAAGAAATAGTAGTTGTTGAAACATTCCCAGCTCATATAAACCCTGAACCAGTAGTTACAGCTTATAGTCTGCCCGAACATGATAGACAAGAAGCAACCGGGTTAGAGTTAATAATTGAGTCGTTATTCGGACGTTACGAACCTAATCTGATTAAGGTAACAAGTCAAGTACCGCATACACTGCGGATAACCACCTCACAAGGTATAGATGAGTATCAGACCGTTATAATCAATGTGCAGGAAACAATTACAGAAGTAAATAAAACTTGGATAACAGGTGTGTTACTGTTTACGCTGATATTATACTCATTTTTCCGAGCAATCGGCGGTTTAGTTAAGAGGTCGTAACTATGGAGCTAGTAAATGGTGGAGTAATTGTTGTGTTCGTAATTGTTCTGGTGATATTGTTCTTAATTGCTCTATGCGTGAGTTTATTCCAAAAATATTTTTATAAGAGGTGAAATCAAAATGCAAATAATAGTACAAATGGGCGTTATTGGTCTATTCATGATGATTGGATTAGTTAACATTTATCTGATAATCAGGATAGCAAAATCACTAAAAAGGGAGCAAAACCAATATGAAACAGTTCTTTCGCTTATGGAGAATACAGAGAATGATATCAAGATTCATACGCCGAAGAGCAAGAAGAAAGCGTAGGCGTTAAATATGCAACCAATGATTGATTTTAGCAGATATATGTTACAACTTGTAGCTGATTTTCTGCTTGCAGAACCCATAATATACCTTTACGGTATGTTCCTGCTCTTATTTATCGTGAAAATATTCCTGATGATAATAAGAGGCAGTAAGTAATAAGCAACAGTCATGAATGTGGCTTAAATAAGTGTTGAAAGGTAGGTGAAAAGTAAATGGGCGAAGTAATCTCAACAGTAACCCAAGTAGTAACAGCAGCCATCGGGTGGACAACCAGTTTCGGGCAAATGATTGTTGATACACCTATACTACTAATTTTTGTAGTAGTTCCGCTTGTCGGTCTTGGAATCGGCATTTTCCGCAGGTTGATGAACGTCAACTAGCTGTAACAATATATCCCTTGTGCCGTCTACGAAGTAGGCACAAGGGATATAACAGGAGTAAAGAGTATGACAAGAAAATTAAGGCGTATAAAAGAAGTGGCAACCATGATGGTTAAAAGCATAGGCAAGCCAACATATAGGATGTATATATATTTTGGTGTGCCCGGCTCTGGTAAATCAACATATGCTGCTTATATAACTAAAAAAGTCCTAAAAAAAGGCGGTCGTGTCTGGTCTAATGTACCCATATTAGGAGCGATGAAATTAAACCCTATAGAGGACATCGGGAAACATATGATACAAAATGGGCACGTAATAATAGATGAAGCAGGGTGCGAGTATAATAATCGAGACTTCAAAAGCTTTTCAAAAGATTCAACGTATTTTTACAAGCATCATCGGCACTACAAGACAACGGTGCATCTATTTTCTCAAGGCTTTGATGATATGGACAAAAAACTTCGCACACTTGCTACGCACTTATTTGTACTAAAGAAATCAATGATTCCTTTCTTTATAGCCAAGTATCAGATATCAAAAAAAGTAGGCATAAACGAAATGACAAAGGACATTTGCGATGAATACTATAAAATACCTTTTAGCACAAGATGGATATTTTGCCCTGTGCTATGGGATATGTTTGATTCATACTCGACAAAAGAACTACCCTCTAAGGACTGGGAAACATACGAGAATACATAAACATACAGAGTTAACCAATTCGAATACATACGTGTAATTATTTATCCAAAAAGGATACTTAATATAAATAAAAAAACAAAAAAATGAAAGGTAGGAAAAAGCACATGAAAATGCAAGTAGTAGGATTGGAGCGCACATCATTCAAGCCCAAAGACGAGGAAGCCAGAGTAAGTTTCATTCGGGTACATATAGCCCGTGAAAAAGAGGGCGTAGAGGGCATGTCAGTAAGCACCTTTAATACGTCTGACGACAAGATGAAGCAATTCGGTCAGCTAGTCCCCGGCATGCACATTGATGCAGAATACAATGAGTATGGCAAAGTAGGCGAATACAAGATTCTGAAATCAGCGTAAATCTACGACCGCAGGAAACACAATAAAAATACGTAAAGGGAGGAAGTGAAAAGGGAAGTCAAGAGTCAATCGGCTGGCTTTCCTTTTCCTATGGGTAAACCTAGAGTAGTTTACCCGGATACTCAACTAATAGTGAGCTAATAGCAATATAAAGTTTTTTCTCTTATAAAATATATACCCTCTCCCAGTGGGAGAGACAGCGCCCGAAGAGCTTGCAGAACAAAGTAATCAGCTATGTCATTTTCAATATGTGGGAAATCTTTGATTTTCCATATGTTGTAAATGTTATAGCGTAAAGCCTAACCATGGCGCACACTTTCCCCAGTCCCAGGCTCTCGCCATGTGTTAAATCTCTGATTTTGCACATGCCGTTCTCCGTCTCAGTCTCCGTCCTCGGTCTCCGGGTGCACCTTTGTATATTATGCACATGCCGTTCTCCGTCTCAGTCTCCGTCCTCGTTCTCCGGGTGCACCAACGTCTTTCGTCCTCGCTGACGAAGTTGACGTTAGTATTACCGTCAACTTCGTTACACGTTACAAAATGAGCTGTAACCGTTGCAAATGCAGGATAAATTTTGTAACCAAAGCAAGCGGTAACTTCGTTACAAAATTGTGCCGAAAACCTCAAAGCCATTGCGATTACATGGAAAAACCATGTAACAAAGTGGAAATTAACTTCGTTACATGGTGAAATTGTTGCGGTTCTAAGGCTAATAACCTGCGGAATTAAGTGCATTTATAATTAAAGTTTTAAAAGGTGGTGACTTATGGGTGATACTGTATCAAAAAGCTGGTTTTGTGTCTTTAATAACCCCGCTGACCATGATTATATAGGCACTCCCGAAGAAGTTGTTGACAGGATTATTGAAGAATGGATAAAAGACCACCCGCAGAGGTCATGCGCCGTAGCTTACTGCATATCAAAAGAGGGCTTGCACCATCTACACGCAGTATTCGAGGACACAAAAGCAATGAGATTCAGCGCAATCAAAAAGACATTCCCCAAAATGCACATAGAGGAAACAAAAGGCAATAAAGAGCAAGCAGAGGATTATATATACAAGCGTGGAAAATTTGAGGACAAAGACGAAAAGATAATCCACCTCGGCAAATACGGCGATATAAAAGGTCGGCAAGGCGCAAGACGTGACCTCGGTATCATAGAGGATTTACTACAGCAAGGCAAGACACCGAATGAAATCTTTGACACAAGCATGACATTCAGGCGATACGACAAAATGATAAAAGAAGCATACTTCCGCAAGCGATTTATAGAGACTCCACTAGAGCGCAATATCATAGTACACTGGCACGTAGGCAACTCAGGAAGCGGAAAAAGCTATACGCTGATAAAGCTATCAGAGACGGTAGGCGAAGAAAATATATACACCGTGACCGATTACCAAAATGGATTTGACAAGTACAACGGCGAAGCAGTATTATTTCTAGACGAATTCCGCGGACAAATGCGATATAATACACTGCTGACGATATTAGATAAGTATAAAGTACAAGTACCATGCAGATATAATAATGCTTACGCTCTCTGGGTCGAAGTCCACATCACAAGCGTATTCCCGCCCGAAAAATTGTATCATGAAATGGTAGATAAAAATAAGGATATAGACACGCTTTCCCAGCTAATGCGCCGTATACACTTTATACACTACCACTACAAAGACGGTACAGATTACAAGGTAAAAGCAATCCCAATTACAAAATACACCACGTATGAGGACTTAGAAGCCAGTGTGCAACCCGACTGGATACAAGAATGCTATGCGTGGGAGAAAGGAGAATCACAGCTATGAGTAAAGTTGATATGTCAGTAATTGAAGAAATGGTAAAAAAGGGAGAATATGAGTATTGTGAGCTACTAAGTAAACTTGAAAAGTTGGAACGTGAAAGCAGTGACAAGGAGCGCAAGTTTGATATAGTTAGGTATCAGCTTTTAGCAGACGAAGCCCGCACGGCGAAGCTTCACGATGAAATCAAGCATCTAAAACAGAAAGGCGAAAAAGACAAGCGCAAGCATAAGCGCAAATATGAGAAAATGCAACTTGAGCTACTGCGTCATATAGTCCGATTGCAAAGCCAACTCGTAAAAGATGATGATTCAAAAATACTAGATATTGCGAAATATTTATGAAATTTACTTAAAAAAAGTATTGACAACACAAGATACATGGGTTATACTAGTAGGGTAGTTAACGGTTAAAAAGTCTTTATTTTGTGTAGTTGTAGTAAATTTTTTTACATGCATTATTCAACAAAATAAAGAT